GATGCCCTCGAGATCGGTAACGAATGGAACAACAGCCCATTCTTCCAACCCCATACCTTGCCTCCGAACCTTGCAGCAGGACTCACTATCGGGATAGCGAATGCGATCCGAGCACAGAACAAGACGATCCCGATCATCACCAACGGGCTCAGTCCAGCAGCCACACCTTGGGCTCCGTACGAATACTGGCCTACCTTCTGGGATGCCGACCCGATCAACCATCTCGCAGCCGGATACACATCGGCAGCAGCAGTCCATCCGTTCTGCTATCCCGAGAACCCAGTCACCACCACGAACCCGGCATGGAACCCTTGGTACCAGATATCCACGATCCGACAACAAGTAGCGACTCGAGGAGCCCCAAGCCCGATCTGGTTTACAGAGATCGGTTGTCCAGGCACCAACGTCAACCCTCCAGTCATCAGAGGCATAACTTGTACCGAAGCGAAACAGGCAGAAAACACGAAGCTCTACCTCGATCAGTACCGGAAGATCGGTCTTGCAGGTGAGCCACTGTTCATAGCGACAATGTTTGACGGGCAGTCTGTGTCAGTGCCCGGGCCCGAAGAATATCTAGGACTCATCAGGGCTGATGGGAGTAGCAAGAAACCGTCATGGCAGGTCGTCTACGACTATGCGAATGAGGCGATCTAATGAGCAAGGCTGACCGTCACGCTAAGAACGTCCAGACCCTCAGAGATCTTGATGCCATGCGGACAGCGCATGCTGGCAACGGATGGGAGAAACGACTCGCCTCGTATGCTGAGAAAGGCTATCCATCGGGAGGGTCGACTGGGAGTCGAGGGAGTGAGATTAACCGTCCGACAGAACGATTGGCGATGAGCCCCGACGATATGCCAGCGCAACGCTACAAGCGATTGAAAGAACTCGAGCAGCTCCTCTCCAACCTCGCTAGAGAGTACCGCTCGATCTATCTGTGGACGACGGAGACTGTCGCCCATAGTCCAGACCCTATCGACTGTGGCAATGATCAGTGTCCTGGAGTTATCACTAACACTGGCTTCGACGTAGCCCGACAAGGTCGCTGTACCAGGTGTGCACAACACTGGCGACGGTACAAACTCGAATGGCCGTCGAAGCCTGTAGCAGAATAAAGATCCTAGGACTGGCGCACAATATGTCGCAGGCGTGTGCTACAACTTATACGGTGCAGATCTCTCTGCAATCCTGTTGTAGGGAGTGAGTGCTGCTGCGAGTATAGGTGCGAGCAGACCTAGCCTCCTCCCTACACATCACGAATAAACAAATCAAGATCAAAGAATTTTATGGGGTACCAGGTGAGGCGTGCGTGTGCCGATTGTAGGCAATTGACTACATCGACACGGTGCCTAGCGTGTGAACGATTGTATAAAGAAAGATACAAGGGGGACTGGGCTCGCCAGTCTCGAGCACAGCGACAGGCCGAGCCTCTCTGCGATTGGTGCGGGAGCACCGAGGATCTTGTTGCTGACCATCTGGTACATGGCAAGGTTGAATATGGAATACGAACTTTATGCAGGTCGTGTAACTCACGGAGGGTGGCAGGGTGGGCCGGTATCCGGGGTGGGTAGCGTTTTTTCTCACTAATTAGAGGCTCCGAGTGCTGTGGACCTCATTAACATTGTGTACGGTTTCTCCAGCACCTAGGCGGGTTTCCGGCCGGATCGTCTTTCGGTATTATGTGTTTCCAAGATTTGAGGCAAAATGTCAGGCCCAGCACCGAAAACTGACAGTGAACGTCGACGACGAAACGCACCAACTTTCGAGTGGGTGTTACTTCCTGCCGAGGGTCGAATTGGTCCTGTCCCGAAGTTGCCTGCGAAGGCTCCTGGTGGATCTCCCTGGTCAAAATTGACTAGAGACTGGTGGACTGACCTCTGGTCTAAGCCTCAAGCAACTCAATGGGATACGTCCTCGAGTGAGCTCTTTAGGTTTGCTGCGTTGCAAGAGAAGTTCTGGAGTGGCGATTCGAATGCTTCAGATTTGGCTGCGATTCTGGCGATTGAGGATCGCCATGGCCTGTCGCCTAAGAGCCTTCTCGGGTTGCGTTGGCGCATCGTTGAGGCTGGTGACGTTGTCCAGATGCCGGTTGTGTCGAAGCGTCGAGGACAGTTAAAGGTTGTCGATGGCCTGGCGTGAGCCGAAGTATCCTGGAGAGTTCCCGAGCCTGGGATGGGATCTCATTGATTGGTATGCGGAGTATCTTCGAGTTCCTTCGGGTCCGAAGTATGGCGAGCCTCTGGAGTTGACTGATGAGCAGGCGAGTCTTGTTGTCAGGTGGTATGCGATTGATCCTGTTCGTGGTGGTTTTAAGTATCGTCGGGGTTCCGTTCGACGACCGCAGGGTTGGGGCAAGTCGCCTCTTTTGGCTGCGATTGCGTTGGGCGAATTATGTGGGCCGAGCCTCTTCGGTGGTTGGTCCGCTGATCGTGAACCTGTTGGCATCGCACATAAGACTCCCTGGGTTCAGATCGCTGCGTGTTCTGAGGATCAGACCGATAACACTTATGTCCAGTTGGTGGCATCGTTGGAGCAGTCGGATGCTGTCCGAGAGTTTGGTCTGGATGTTGGGATCACACGGATCTATGTCAAGGGGACTCCAGGACGATTGGAGCCGGTGACTGCTAGCGCCGGATCTCGACTCGGTCAGCCTGTGACGTTCGCAGTCCTTGACGAAACCCATTTGTGGACTCCTCAGAACGGTGGCAAGAAACTCGCTGACACGGTCCGTCGGAATGTGGCGAAGATGTCTGGTCGTACTTTTGAGACGACTAATGCGTTCCGTCCTGGTGATCTTTCGGTCGCTGAGGACTCGCATCGAGCTGCTGAAGATTTAGCTGATGGGCTTCTTTATGATGCGACGGACGCTGGTGAGGTTCCATCGTTGAAGAATCGGAGAGATCTCGCTAAAGCTCTGAGGCGTGCGTATGGGGACAGCACTTGGGTTGATGTGGATCGGATTGTCGATGAGATTAATGATCCTGCTACGAACCCGGATGATGCTCGCCGGTTCTATTTGAATCAGATTGTGACGACTTCTGACCAGTGGGTTGAGCCAAAACTGTGGGAAGCATTGCAGTCTAGGAAGCAGCTGGAGCCGGGGGACACGATCACTCTTGGTTTTGATGGTGGCGCTGTTGACGATGCTACTGCTCTGGTCGCTTGTCGAGTTTCGGATGGGCTGTTAGTTCTTCTCGGATTGTGGGAGAAGCCTGAAGGTTCGAAAGATTGGGCGGTTCCTCGAGGCGAAGTTGATGCGGCTGTAGTCGAGGCGTGCGAAACGTATCGAGTGGTGCGAGGATATTTTGATCCTCCGTGGTGGCGTGAAGAGCTGGTCCGCTGGTCTACCGAGATGGCTGATAGTGGTCTCGCTGCGTTTGAGACTTATAAGGCACAGAATATGGCTAGGGCTGTGGAGTCGTTGACGGCTGCTATTCTGAATGCGACGATCTCTCACACTGGTGATCGTCGTTTTGCTAGGCATATTTTTAATGCGAGGGTCAGACATTCTCGTCATGGAGATCTGATTGTTAAGCAGGCTGATCGTAGTCCGTTGAAGATTGATGCGGCTGTTGCTGCTGTGTTGGCGTTTCAAGCCAGGCTAGATGCTTTGGCTACCGATTTGAAGCCGGTCTTGGTACCGGCCATTGTTGACCTTTGGGATATGACTGATGCTTGATCTGCTTACAACTATTCTGGAAGTCGTTGGCCTGATACTTATTACGGCTGGTGCTTGGACTGTTGGGGTTAGTGTCGGGCTTGCGGTCACTGGTTGCGCTCTAATTGCGCTGAGTTGGAGCCTAGGTAGATGAGTATGTTCCGTAAGAGTGAGACTCGAGAGAAGTTGCAGGCTCCACTTCTGGGTGCGACTTATAGTCTTACGAGTAACTATTCGGGCGAGTCGATAACAGATTCGTCGGCTTTGCAGCTGTCGACGGTGATGGCTTGTGTCGGCTTGTTGGCCGATTCGGTGGCGAGTCTCCCTGTGAAGGTATATAAAACTGTTGATGGGAAACCTGTTGAGATTGCTCCTCCTTTGTGGTTGGAGAATCCTGCACCGACTGTGACCAAGTATGAGTTAATGCACCAGACGGTAGTTTCGATGGCGCTACAAGGTAACGCATATCTGGTTTTGGATCGCAGTAACGGTGGCGAGATCATGTCGATCACACCTTGCCATCCGAACTTTGTGACGGTCTATGCGCTGGACTATAAGACTCGCCAGTATACGGTCAGCCTCCAGACGGTAGATCCGTACAATATGTTGCATCTCCGTTGGTGGACTCCTCCGCAGGCTGTGCGTGGATTGTCTCCAATTGATGAGCAGTCAACGACGATCGGCTTGAGCCTGGCTATGAATCGTCATCTCGCTCAGTTCTATGGAGAGGGTGGAACTCCCTCGAGCGTGTTGGAGACTGATTCTGATATCACTCCGAATCAGGCTCAAGCGTTACGAGATTCGTGGACGACTTCGCACAACCGTCATCGTCGACCGGCAGTATTGACCAATGGTCTTCGCTGGAAGCCTGTGACGACGAGTGCTAGCGACATGGAGCTCAATGCGACTCGGGATGCTCAGGTCAACGAGATCGCTCGAATTTTCCGCATTCCGTCTTATCTGATTAACGCTAAAGGCGATGGTCAGACATATCAGAACAACGAGTCCGCTGGGATGCATTTTGTGACTTGGACTTTGTTGCCTTGGTTGACTCGCCTCGAGAATGCGTTCTCCTCGTTGTTAGGCAAGGGCGAGTTCGTCAAGTTTGATACTGAAGGTTTCTTGCGTGCAGATACGCTCACACGATTCAAGTCGCACCAGGTAGCGATTATGACTGGTTTCCGTACTCCGAATGAGGCACGCCAGTCTGAAGGCTTGCAACCGTATGATGGTGGCGACGAGTTCGTCATGGCATTGCCAGGAGCTCCGATGGCTAGTCCTTCGAATCCTGCTATTCCTCCTGTCGGTGTTGATACTGTCTCCGAAGATTTCTAAGGATAAATGCGATGACGATGATTGATCCGATGATGATGGACCAGATTGAGGCTGAGGCTCCTGGCATGGAAGAAGAGTACGACACTTCTGGCCGGTTCACTCCTCGTCAACTTCTGCAAGCCGAGTGCAGTGAGACGGTTGTTGAGATCTTCGGACAGTACGACCAGTCGACTGGCCCTGATGGAGCTCATTATGCTTCAGCGTCTCCGTATGCCAGCGAGGGTCTGGTCTGCTCCAACTGTAAGTTCTATGAAGGCCCGAGAGGTTGTGAGATCGTCGCTGGCGATATCGACCCTAACGGGATATGCAAGTTCTGGGTTATCCCTGCCGATCTGATTGTTGAGGATGCTATGCCTGCTCGCTCTATTCAAACTCCTGTAGAGGCTAGAGAGTCTCACGGTCGGACAGTCGAGTTCCGTACTGTTCATATTCCGTTGACGCTCGAGGAGCGTGCGGACGCTATCGCTGGCGAACCTGTCCGTTTCTCTGGATATGCGGCAGTGTTCAACAGTCCGAGCGAGCGGCTCTGGGATCCTCGCAACGGGGACTTCGTAGAGACGATCAGTCCTGGTGCTTTCACTCGCAGTCTCTCTCGAGGAGGCGATGTACGGATGTACCTAAACCACAACTCCGACATGGTTCTGGCTTCGACTCGAAGTGAGACGATGATTTTGACTGAGGATGCCAGGGGACTCCGAGTGGATGCGACCCTGCCTGATACTTCGTATGCTCAGGATCTAGCGAACTTGATGCGTAGCGGAGTCGTCGATTCGATGTCATTCGGTTTCAGCGTCCCTACTGGTGGCGATACTTGGGAAGGCGATCAGCGGACTTTGACCGAGATCGCTCTCTCCGAGGTCAGTGTTGTTACAGGCTTCCCAGCATACGCTGATACTGCTGGAGCTTCGGTTCGAGCTGTTGAGCCGGAGCCGGTCACAGAAGATGTTGTCGTTGAGGAGGAGCCAGCAGGAATGCCTTTGGCTCTCGCTCGTCGCATACAAGAACTACAATCCAAGAAGGGTTGAGTCTCCCTACCGGAGAGTTTCCGGTTTATGCAGATCAGACTTCACGCAGATCAGACCACGTTGGTGGCACTCCCTGCTAGAGAAGCACTCCCTGCTTTCCATCCATTCGTTCTATCTATTTAGGAGAAAACATTTTATGAGTACTTCTCATATCAATCGTATCTCCGAGCAGCGTGCAAACTCTTGGGAGCAGGCCAAAGCCGTTCTTGATTTCGCTGCTGGAGAAAACCGTGACCTCTCGGCTGCTGAGGCAGAAGAGTTCGGTCGCATCAATGCAGACCTCGACAAGCTGGACGAGCGTCGTCAAACCCTGATCTCAGCCATTGAGCGTGAGCAGGCCATCGACGAGTCTCGTAACCGTATCGGTCTCGGTGGGCTTCTCGGTCGTGAGGACGTAAAGTCTGATGACCGTTCAGATGATGCAGAGCTCCGTTCAGTGCTTCTTGGTGAGAAGCGCCAGATGACTTTCGAGAAGCGTGCAGTTGACAAGGCTGCTGCTCCTGGAACCGTCCCCACTTCGGTGTACGGATCAATCATCAACAACCTTGTACAGGCCAACCCAATCCGTGACGTTGCAACAGTTGTGAGCACACAGTCTGGTGAGAACCTCCAGGTTCCATCAACTTCTGCTAACTCGACTGCCAGCCTCGTAGCGGAAAGCGCACAAGCGACTGCGTCTTCACCGACATTCGTCACTCGTACCCTCGGCAGTTACAAGTACCTGGTCCTCGTACAGATGTCTCGAGAGCTTGCCACAGACCAAGGCGTTGACGTTGTCGGCTTCCTTGGTCGTCAAGCTGGTTTCGCTCTTGGTGCAGCAACTCGTGCAGCGTTCACGACTGGTACCGGCTCAAGCCAGCCAACCGGTCTTATGACAAGCACGACTCTTGGTGCAACTGGTGGGACTGGTGTCTCTGGTGCCTTCACAGCAGACAAGCTCATTGAGCTCGCATACTCGGTGTCCGCACCGTACCGTGCGGTCCCTGGTTGTGGCTTCATGCTGAACTCGGCTTCACTTGGTGCAGCCCGTTCACTTAAGGCAACCAACGCTACTGGCACTGTCGGATCACTCGAGTACATGTTCCAGGTTGGTCTTCAAGGCCAGGCTGACAGCATCCTCGGATACCCGATCTATGTCAACGAGTCAATGGCTTCGACAGCAGTTAGTGCAAAGTCTGTTGCCTTTGGTGACTTCAGCCGTTACTTCATTCGTGAGGTGAATGGAATCTCTGTTGAGACTTCAACTGACTTTGCGTTTGATTACGACCTCATCACAACGAAGGTCATCCTTCGTACCGATGGTCTGCTCATTGACCAGACTGGTGCTGTGAAGCACTTCGTCGGTGGTGCTAGCTAATAGCAACACCTTGTTCGTGTGTGGCCCGGCCTGCAATAGCAGGTCGGGCCCATTCGACCCTTTGATCTTGGAGGATCAATGAAAGTAACAATGCGAACTCAAGTCTCAGGATGGCGAGACGGCAAGGCATGGCCCGAGGCTGGCGAGATTCTTGATACCAATAAAGACGAGGCAGAAGATCTAATTCGTATGGGGCTCGCTTATGTTGTAGCTCCTAAGTCTAAGCAAGAGACCGCCACCATTGATCCTGTCGTGACGACAGCAACTGTCAAGGGTGACGCACGTTCACGCAAGTCCGCAGAGTAGGAGTAGACGGTGGCGATCACCAACGGTTATTGCACTAGGGCGAACCTCACCGATCAACTTCGGATCACAGACAACATTGATGACAATGTTCTTGACCGGGCTATTAATGCTGCGAGTCGCCAGATCGATGGTCGTTGTGGCCGTCGTTTCTATGTGGATGGTTCTGCGACTGCTCGTACTTATGCGCCAATCAATGGCTATCTGGTAGCGGTTGACGATATCTCTACGACCACTGGTCTGATCGTAAAGAGTGACACGGGCCTCGATGGGACGTTCGCTACGACCTTGGTTGTGTCTACGGACTACCAGTCGGAACCGTTGAACTGTCTTGTCCAGGGGAATCCGATCACTCAGATTCGTGCGCTGGATGCGAACTTCTATGTTCAAGCAGACTCGAGGGCTACTGTCCAGGTGACCGCTAAGTGGGGTTGGCCGTCAGTGCCGGTCGCTATCGCTGAAGCTACTGCTCTCCTATCGGCGAGAATCTTCAAACGCTACGACTCGCCATTGGGTGTCGCAGGTTTTGGAGATCTTGGTGCTATCACTGTCCGTAGGCTGGATCCTGATGTCGAGCAGCTCATCGCTCCGTACCGGCTGTTCGGTCTTATCTGATGGCTGCGACTGTTAGCGAGGCTGCTGCTGCGTTGAAGGTGGCGCTTCTCGCTGTGCCTGGGTTGCGTGTCGCCGATTGGATTCCAGATAATCCGAGCGCACCATTAGCGGTTGTCGGAATTTCTAGTGTTACTTATCATCGAGCGTTCGCTGGTGGTGACGCTGTCCACGAATTTATTGTGACTCTCATGGTAGGTCGAGAGTCCGAAAGGTCTGCACAATCTAAGCTTGACGGGTTTCTTTCTTACGATGGAGTCCAGTCGATTCGTGCAGCGATAGAAGCAGATCCGACTCTCAATAATGTTGTGCAGACGGTTCTTGTTGAGAAGGGCGGAAACGTCAACCTAGTTAGCATCGGCGATAGTAATTTTCTTACTGTCGAGTTCACTGTCACTGTCCACGCATAGGAGCGATCATGGCGAGTTACAAAGTTATTGGTGACCGTCAGGTCGCTGGAGTTAACCCAGGGGAGAGTGTCAGCGATGACGATCTCGATGGGATCAACATCTCGGCTCTCATCGAGGCTGGGCATCTAGAAGCACCCAAGTCGGCTAAGGCCGAGAAGAAGGAGTCAGAGTAATGGCAAAGCGTTATGTAAACCCAGTGATCACAGTGAACTCTGTCGATCTCACAGATCACGTTGCTTCGGTAACAATCAATCAAAAATATGACGAGTTAGACACCACAGTCTTCGGTACTGTCGGCGGCAAGGAGCGCATAGCGGGGCTCCAGGACAACAGTCTTACGATTGAGTTTCTGCAAGATTTTGCAGCTGCTTCGGTTGATGTGACTATCGCTGCGCTTCTTGGCACTGCGACCACTGTTGTAGTGACCGCTGGTGCTGGTGCTGTTTCGGCTACTAACCCGAAATACACGATGTCTTGCTTGCTCCTCGAGTGGACGCCTATTGCGGGTGCTGCTGGCGATCTTCAGAAGGTTTCTGTCACTTGGCCTGTAACTGGTGCGATCGTTAGAGCGACCTCCTAAGCATGATTAATGCTTGGAAAGTCACCGTGAGGCGATCCGCTGACGAAGTCACATATTCTGTGACTCCTAGTGTGATTGTGGCTTTCGAACGTAACTTCAAGATGGGCATCGGTCAAGCATTCACCGATCAGCTCAAGTTCGAGCATCTCTACTGGTTGGGTTGGAAAGCCGAACATAACAGTGGTGAGGTTGTGAAACCTTTCGATGCGTGGCTTGAAGAGGTCGATGGTGTGGAACTCGATGTTGATGGGCTCCCTACCAGCGAGAGTCTTTAACCTATTTGATCGCTCAGGTGGCTGTGGAGACAGGTATATCTCCACAGTCACTTGTCGATTGTGAGATAGGTATGCTCGCTGCGATTGTTGATGTGGTAGTGCAGCGAAATAAAGACTCTCAACGATAGGGTTCCTGATGGCATATAAATCTGTTGACGCTCATGTCAATGTTGTTGGTCTTCGAGAGTTCCAGAAAGAGATCAAACGACTTGCCACTGATGGAGATCCTAAAGGTCTTGAACAGTTCAAAGAAGCAAACTATAAGGTCGCCCGTTTTGTGCGTGGTAAGGCTCTTGTGGCTGCTGGTTCTAAAGGCAAGATGGCTAGGAAAGCCGCTAACGATATGTCTGCTGTGCGTTCTGGTGTTTCTGCACAGTTGAAAGCGAACAGCCATGTCCCCTATTTTGGTGGTGCCGAGTTTGGTGCTAAACAAAATTTGAGACGTTTAGTGAAGCAGCCTGTGGTTCATGCTGGCCGTCCGAAGAAGAGTGGCCTTCCGGGTAAGACGAGAACGTCTCGATCGAGGGCGACTGTTGTTCGTGATGGTGAGGATATTGGCAAGGTCCAACGTAGAGTCGAGGCACAGTACGCAACGAAGTCTGGTAAGACTGTTAGCCCTAGAGAGGCTGGTGCCAGACAGGTAAAGGTGGCTCGACGTGCGAATGGTGGCCTCCATGTTGTGAAGGGTTGGAACCAGTTTAAGCCTTGGAAGGGTAACGGCCATCAGGCTGGTTATTGGTTGATGCCGACAATCAGAGACAATATCGAGAACATTGGCGAGATGTACCAGGACGAGTTAGAGAAGATCATGAGACCGGCATTCCCAGAGTAGGAGCATTTGGTGGCGAATCGTAAATTTATGATTGAGATCCTTGGCTCAGCTAAGGGTGCTCAAAATGCTTTCAAGGATGCTGGTCTTGCCGGATCGAAGTTCGGTAAGGGTCTTTCCACAATTGGTAAGTCGATGGCAGTTGGCCTCGGTGGCGTTGCTGCCGGGGCTGCTGTTATTGGTAAGAAAAGTTTGGACGCTGCGGTTGAGGCACAGAAAGTCCAGAAGCAGGTCGAGCAGATCATTAAGCGCACTGGTGGTGCTGCTGGGATCTCAGCGAAGCAGGTAGACAAACTCGCCGAGTCGATGATGTATAAGACCGGCATCGATGATGAAGCGATCAAGACTTCGATGTCTTATCTGTTGACGGCTAAAGGTGTCCGCAACGAGCAAGGTAAAGGGAACCAGATATTCGATCGTGCGAGCATGGCTGCTCTGGATCTGGGTAAGGTTTATGGCTCTACAGATGCTGCTGCTAAAGCGTTAGGGAAGGCTCTCACAGACCCTACGAAGGGTGTGACGGCTCTTAAGCGTGCGGGCGTGTCCTTCACTGAGGCACAGAAAACGCAGATCAAAGCACTCCAGGAGAGTGGCGATCTTCTAGGTGCCCAGAAGATCATCCTCGGTGAGGTCGAGGGTCGAGTTGGTGGCGTAGCGGAGAAGACTGCTACTGCTGGCGACAAGATGAAAGTGGCTTTCGGGGAAGTCCAGGAGAAGATCGGTAAAGGATTACTGCCGATCGCTGAGAAGCTTGCGACTTGGATATCTGAGAAGTTTATTCCAGCAGTCCAAGACTTCTTCAAGAAGCATGGGCCGAGCATGAAGAAAATGTTTCAGGACATCGCCGACAAGATTCGTCCTGTCTTCAATTTTCTTGGAGAGAAAATACCGAAGGCTGTCCAGAAGTTCGGTGACTTCGTCAAAAACAACACTGGCACTGTGAAGGTCTTTGTCGCAGCTCTTGGTGTTCTAGCTGTGGTCCTTGGTGTAGTTGCTGCGGTTCTTTATATCTTGTCAATCAACCCGATCGTGTTGATCATTATCGCTATCGGGGTCGCTGTCGCTGCGCTCGCTGCTGGCATCAAATATCTGTACGACCGTTTTGAGATAGTGCGAACAGTCTTAGACCTAATCGTTGCTGCTTGGAAGTTTCAATTTGACATCATGCTAGCGGTAGTCAAGATGGTTTTTGCTGGCATCAAAAGTCAAGTAGACAATCTGATTGCAGTTTTCTCATCTTTGTGGCGTGCCACTCAAGGACTAAGAGAAGGCATGGTCAATATATTCGTTGGAGTTTTTGAAGGCATCAAGAACGCTCTCCGAACTGGATATAACAGTCTGATCAAGATGATCAATCCGATTATCAAGAAACTTCACAAGCTTCCAGGCTTATCGTGGCTTCCAGTTGATGGTCTTCCTGAATGGCCTGGAGATAGCGGTTCTGCTCGAGATCGATTCCAGAGTAACGATGTGACAATGATGGCTACTGGTGGGATCGTTACTAAACCGACTCTTGGTATGGTCGGCGAGGCGGGCCCTGAGGCTGTGATCCCACTGTCTAAGTTGAACATGGGTGGCGGCAGTACGACGATTAATGTGACGGTCAACGCTAGTCCTCTGTCGAGTCCGGCTGATGTAGGTTTGGCTGTGGTAGATGCGTTAAAAGCGTATGAGCGTCGTAACGGTTCGCTTCCGTTGAAGGTTGCCTAGTGGCTGCCGGGATGCCGACCTTGACTGTCGAGGTTGCGTTCACTAGCGACAGCCTGGACACGACCCCTACCTGGGTTGACATTACCTCGTATGTTCGTGCCGGGTCTGTTAGGTCGGGTCGCACTAACGAGCTAGAGGAGTACCAGGCGGGCAGCTGCTCGCTGACTCTCGATAACCGTGACCGGCGCTTCGATCCTCTCTATGCCAGTGGTCCCTACTATGGGAACCTAAAAGCCCGGAGGCAATGTCGAATTCGTGCGACATATTCGGCTGTCACTTATGACTTGTTCTACGGGTTCGTGTCTGGTTGGACTCTCTCGCCAGATCTGAGTGGTGACAGTGTCTGCCAGATCGAAGGCTACGACGGGCTCGGATATCTTGCGAGCGTAGATTTGCCTCCCGATTTTTATACTTGGACGGTCGAGAATCTTGCAGACCAGCCGGAGTCTTGGTGGCAGTTAGGTGCAACAGATTCGAGTTGCACAGACAAGATGGGCGACTACAACTGGACCTATACGACAGCGACTCCAGGTGTCGGCAGCACGCCATCTAAATGGATGGCAGGCTCCTCTACTGCGTTCGCTAACAATTTTGGTGTCATCGGGCCGATTGTCCCTCCGTCGTCGGTTGATCGAACTTGGACAGTCACAGGGTTTGTCAAGACTGAGACTGTTGGTGCTGCCGGTTTTGTCTCTCCTATTCTTGCAAACGCTGGCCCAGATAATGCGACTATCGGCATTGACGACAGTGGCAGGTTAGTCTTTAGGAACTCGAGTGCTGGCGCATCAAACAGCGGCTTCAATATCAACGACGGCAACTGGCATCACTTTGCTGTCAGTTATAGTGGCAGTGGTAGTCCCGCACGAATCTTTGTTGATGGAACTTTTTTATCGTTCTCTAGTTCTGGTTCTGGAGATTGTGGAACTGGTTGGAACCTCTTGGGAATGTCTAACCATGCTGGCGACGACGCATTTTTTACTGGAGAGTTAGCGCACGTTACGGTCTATCAAACACAACTGTCTGCTAGTTCGATAAAGACTCTTGCTGTTGCAGGCTTGCAAGGCAAGAAGGCTAGTGGTCTGGTCACGACTGCTGGTTTGATCGCTCAAGTATTACTTGCTGCTGGTTGGCCGACTGCGTGGCGCACTCTTGAAGCCGGGACCGTTAATCCTGGTGGGATGAACTGGGGACAGAATGCTCTGACAGTTTTGCAGCAGCTTGCTTTGACTGAGGGCGGGCGAGTGTTCGTAGATCAAGACGGTCAGTTGCAGTTCTATGATCGGTCTCACGATACAACAGCTGCAAGATCAATAACTTCGCAGGCTACCTACTCGGACAGCGGTCTAGCGGCGGTCGTGCCTTTCTTCTCAGTAGGGCAGATCTCTTACAGCGACGAGTATCTCGCTAACAGTGTCACTGTCTCAACGAGCGAGGGCACAACATTTACAGCATCAGATGCAACCTCCATCACAACTTATGGGACTGTCGCTAAACAGATTGACACCTTGCTTGATAGTCAGGCTGATGCTCAGACCTATGCGGACATCTATCTGAATGCGTATAAGGATCCGAGTCTCCGTATTAAAGAATGGAAGGTCGCTCCCCAGGCTAAAGGCTCGATTGCGTTTCCGTTAGTTTTGGCTGCAAGTCTGGCTGACCGAGTCACCTTCGAGATCACACCTAACAACCTTGGGAATCCAATCTCGGAGCAGTTAATTGTCGAGCAGATCGTTCACGATTTTACGCCGGATACTTGGACAACAACTTTTAGTGGGAGTCCAGCAGTTCTCGTTTGGATATTGGAAGACACAACCTATGGACTCCTCGAGTCCACAACGATCCTAGGATAGGACTATGGCATTCAGTGCGGGTACGACAAGATCAGCGACTTATCGAGTCCTAGCAACCGACTACAACCTGTCAATCAATAACGTAAATTATCTAGGGTCGGGGACTCCAGGCACTGGCAAGGCTGCGGTAATGGCTACAAGTGTGCTTGATACGTCGCTAACTACAGCAACGTGGACAAATATGCTGTTTGCGTCGGAAGAATATGACACCAGCGGTATGCACGATACGGTCAATACTGGTCGTTTGACGGTTCCGGCTAGTGAAGGTGGATTATTCCAGGTGACTGCCAGCGTCAATCTTAACCACTATTCTGCTGGCACTAAAAGCTGCGGTCTCATGTTGCGTAAGAACGCTGCTGCTAGTTCGACCGGTGGAACATTGATCGCCTATTCGATGTCGATGCTGTCAACTAACTCTTTCTTTGTTAGCGCCAGCGAATTGAATACCCACGTGCGCCTTGCCGCTGCCGACTATCTAGAACTCTTTGTGATGCAAGATTCCGGTGCTGCTCTAGTTCTTAAAGGTTCTGTTCTAGCTCACCGGTTTGGTGCGCTCTGGTTGTCGGCTTGACCGATGGCTGCTATCCAATATATTGGCGACTGGACAGCAATCCTCGCTTTCTTCATTACTCTGATCACATTGTGTGTTCTGTTGCGTAAACATATAGCGAAGCCGATTAGTGGGGCTATTCAACGACAGTTGGTTGAGGTTATCCAGACGACGGTTGAACCTCATCTCGTGTTTTTGCGTAGCGAGTTGACACTGAATGGTGGTCATTCGTTGAAAGACAACGTAAAAGATCTCCGAGACGAGTTAGAGATTGTTCGTGGTGAGATGAAAGAGATACGAGATCCTGCGAGGCGTGACCGTTCTACTGACATCTAGGAGGCATTCGATGAGTCTGAGTCTTAGCGAGTTTGCTGCTGCCGATAGTGGCCCTAACCGGGGAACCGCTCCGTGGATTGAGAGCCTCCCAGAGTGGCCGGAAATCTTTGAGGCATATAAGGCTGGGGTGAAGCTCTACCAGATCCGTACTTGGTTGATCTCGGAGCGTGGATATCCTGCTGCTGAAGTGACTAGGAGCCGGGTCGCTTATTTGTCGAGGAATCATTCTGATGAGTAATGCCGAGGATCGGCTCTTGTCGTTGCGAAAGTTCGCTGCTGACGAGAAAGTCCGACAGGCTGCTCCACCGGCAGGTTGGGCTCCAGGGTTCCGTTGGGATGGGACTCGAGGACAGATCACGACAGAGACGCTGGAAGCGGAGCCCGAAGATTGGGGAGCCCTGCTTGCTAGTCGAGGGCTGGATCCTTTGAAGTATGAGGTCGTCGGCGATTCGATTAAGTGGTGTAGTTATGACGGTTGGAAGCGTGACGAGGCAGGCGAGGATGCATATTCGACGATCTGCTATTCCTATCGGGCTGATATCCGGTTGCGCCAGCAGGCTGCGCCGGATCTTGACGCTATGTTTTTGGAGGCACGAAAACTAAAACGGAAGCCTGCGACCGTGACTGGCGATCGGGCTCTAGTGATCTTGGTATCTGATTGGCAGGTCGGTAATGCTGACGCTGGTGGTATTGCATCTCAGCTCGAGAAAATTGCAGCGCTCCCTCAGCTCTGCGTGGACAGACTTCGTAGCCTACGCAGAGGCAATGTCCAGATTGGCGAAATAGTCTTAGCCGGTATGGGCGACCTTGTCGAGGGCTGCTCCGGGTTCTATCCAGCGCAACAGTCAATGGTGCAGTTAGACCGCAGAGAGCAGACACGGGTCGTCCGTCGAGGGCTCCTGGATCTTGTGAAAGCCCTGGCACCTCTTGCTCCGAAGGTCACTGTCACTGCGGTGGCTGGTAATCATGGGGAGAACCGTCAAAACGGTAAAGCGATAACTAGCCCTAACGATAACGATGACGTTGCTGTCTTCGAGCAGGTCGCTGAGATCTGTGCCGAGAATCCTACCGTCTTCGGGCACTTGTCCTGGAGACTCCCTACAGATCGGATCGCAGTCTCGCTTGAGGCTGGCGGCTTGCATATCGGGTTCACTCATGGCCATCTGGCAAAACCGGCTGGAGATCCCGCCTCGACGTTATGGAAGTGGTGGACTGCTCAGGCTATGGGCCGAGAGTACGAGGGTATCGCAGATGCACAGATCTTGTGCTCCGGTCACTACCACCATCTCAACGTCAGGAGCCAACAGGGTCGAGTCTTGTTTATTGCTCCGAGCCTTACGGCTGTTGGTGACTGGTGGGCGAACTCGACAGGGATGCGAACAGACCCAGGGACACTCACCTTCGTTGCCGGTCCTGACGGCTGGTCAAACTTGGAGATCCTCCGATGACTACTCCTGAGAACGAGAACGTCGATCCTCAAGTCTTGCCAGATCTCCGGGTCGTTTCGGTAATCCACGATAACGATCTCGACGGACTGAAGGTCAGTTACGACGACGACCTCATCGGCGGCTTTGAGGCTCTAGGGATCTTGATCGCTGGAGCGTTCAAACATCTCTGCTATATCGCAGATGTTAATGTTGACCTCGATGTTGATGCTTATATGGGCGACGACGAAGCGGAAGAAGATGAGTGATCTTGATCAGATGTCAACAGTGCAGCCAACAGATCGACTTGATCGCAGGCTGCTGTCCTAATTGTGGTTGGCTCACAACAGAAAGAGATAACAATGTTCACCAAATTGCTCCTCGAGCGTATGGCTCGATCCTTCACGGCCAGTTTCCTTGCGGTCTTGGCTGCGGGTGCCATCAACGCTGACGTATCAGTCCCAGCACTCAAGGCTCTAGTCGTCGGTGCGATCGCCAGTGGCGTGTCTGCTTGTATTTCGATGATCTCCCAGTTTGTTGGAGATCCCGACTCGACTTCGTTTATCAAGTGAGTGACGCTAAGGCCGAACCGGTCGTGACGATCAGTGCGATAATTACCAGAGCAGACGGCACTATCGAAGATTTAGGTGTTGTCGCCTCGAACGTGACTACGGCTTCTCCAATTCGTGAGAAGCTTCGAATCTTAATGAGGAGAGACTAATGCCAGCATCAACAGCGGTCGTGAACACAGGCCGAGCGATCATCACTAGCCGACTTATCGGGACTGCTACTGGAGTTCCTCATCACGTCGCGTGGGGTACCGGAAGCACCGCCGTGGCGCTAACCGATACCACGTTGACAGAACCTGGCGAAGCTCGCACACTCGGCACCGGAACACAAACCACAACGACAACAACCTCCGACACTCTCAACGTCACAGGGACAATCGTTGCAACAGGTACCAGAACTATCGGAGAGGCAGGATTATTCACGGCTGCAACTGGCGGGACATTGTTCGTCCGTGGTGTTCTCGCCTCGACGATCGGCCTCACAACCGGCGACAGCATTGCCTTTACATTCAACGTCCAGATCACATCCGCAGTTGTGTAACGATGACTGCACTCGATGACTGGTGGGCTGTTGAAGCCGATCAGTCTCTTACCGATTCTGAGAAGGTAGCCCTCTACAACGATATTCGGGCAGCGGCTTTTCTAGCGGTCG